AGATTTCAATTCCAATTCGATTTCTGGGATTGGAAGGTCAGAACCTCTATCTTCGAAATCACCTCTTGTGATATCGGTTGGTTGTTTGTGGTATGCCAAAGTAGAACCTACGGTAGCATCACCAGCCAATGGGTTAGCCGAAGTGTAAGCTGCAACGAATGTTACATTAGTACCGGTTTTAACGGTGAATTGTGGATAAAGAGTAAATCCAGATCCAGATTGAACTAAATCGAAAGCTCTTACACCATTGAAATCAGCGTCAGATGGTAATGCAACAGTTAATTTTCTTACCTTATCAGCTGCTAATGAAGCAGATAATGTTGTGTTTGATAAATCAAATGCAATATCAGCGATAGATGCAGTACCCACAGTTGCTGCAGCTGCTACGGATGTATCGTTGATTGTGTATCCAAATCTACCTGCTCCGTAAAGACCACCTTCAGTAGCTTGAGTAGATCCCAATTTGTCACCAGATGGCGCCAAAGAATCTTTACCGAAAGTACCACCATTACCGAACATTGAAGAACCAGATGCTGGTCTACCTGTATCGGTATCAGTACCATATTTGAAGTCCATGTAGAAAATAAGACCTGATGGTAAGTTCATTGGTTGTACAGAAACGAATTCTTTAGCAGCGATGCTACCGAAGATACGTCTAACCAATGGAAGAGCTACACCTGCCCACTCTTCTGAACCCGCTGAAGTACCAGTTCTGGTAGCCTCATCAAGCAATTGCTTCGCTTGGTTTTCAAGCATTACTGCCATACCATGCTTTGAAGTCTCTGAACCAACTCCTTCGAGTAATCCAGTTTTTTCCCACTTGCTTTTCAAACCTCTAGTTTGCTCAAGCATTAATGACTGTGGGTTCTTTCCTGTCATAATTTGTTTTAAATCCATTTTAATTAATTTTAATTATTTTTGTTAATTACTTAATAATACCTGCTAACTTTTTAAATCTGTCTGCGAAATCTGCAGATTCTGCAATTACTTGCTTAGCTGCTGCCTTTGGTGCAGTTGATTTAACTGCTTTTGATGCGATTCCTTCAGAAATAGATTTTTTAGTAGATTTGTTAGAAGATGTGTATTTGAAATTCTCTGCTAATGTAGAGTATACCAATTTAACTTCTCTAACTGATTTTGTTCTATCCAAAGTTTCGATAACTTTAACCTTCTGTTCGTTGGTCATGTTATGAGCTCTGAATAATTTGTTTGCGAACAACAACTTAGCGTTCAATAAGTTCACTTCGTTGATTGTTTTTTGAAGAGATTTGATAGTTTTGTAAGCTTCGTTCAATTCAGCCTTAACAGCTTCATCTTTCTTTTCTTCTTCATCACCTTTCATATCTGCTTCCATTTCACGAAGAATTTCTTCCAAATCGATGACTTCGTTTTTCTCTTCATCATCTTTCATTTCTTCTTCGTTGGTTACAACCAATTTAGGGTCTGGACCTTTGTCAGTACCGGCTTCAGAACCATCTGCCAAGTTTTCATTTTTTTCTTCCTTGTCATCTTCTTCTTCAGCTTCATACATACCTTCTTCTGGGGTTTCATCTTCGGAACCTTCTTCGTTACCCAATTGGGCTTCAAGTTCTCTGATAATAGCTTCCAAATCCAAGTCATCTTCTGACTCTTCTTCATCACCCATTTCATCTCCCATTCCATCACCTTCTTCGGAATCGAAATTAAATTCATCTTCTGAACCCATTCCGTTCATTGGATTTTCTTCATCTTCTCCTGCTTCTAATTCTGCTAATCTAGCTCTCAATTCAGCGATTTCTTGATCTTTTGATTTTTCATCATCGCCCATTTCCATACCTTCTTCTTCATTGATGTCTGCTACTTTTTTGTAATCATCAACTTCCGCACCTGGTGCAGATGAAGATGTTTCAGTAGAGCCAGCTTCGAATTCGGTATGAGCATCTAATTTAGGATTAGAAGTAGAAGAACCAATGCCTGTAGAATCCAATTCCTCGTCTACTTTTTCTGCATCTTTCTCTTCTGCTTCAGCTTCTGCTCTCAATTTTTGAGATAAGATAGATTGAAGTCTTGGAGTGAATGCTTCTTCAAGAGCGAGTTTTGCGTTTGCTAATGCGGTTTCTTTTACGGCTTTAGCGTCGGCAATTGCTTCTTTTAACAATTTTGAATTTGCCATTTTGTTTTCTCCTTAATTTTGTTAGTGAAGTTATTTCGTAGGAAACTCCAATGTAATTATGCTGATTGTTCGGTCACACCTTATAAGAGAAGGGTATTCATTAATCAACTATGTCTAAATGTAGAAATCCCATATGTAATGGGATATTTGATAATATATATAAAAATTTTTTAGAAAACTAAAGAAAATACTAATTTTTAGAAATTATTTTGATTTTCTGCCATCTTCAAATGATTTCCACTCTTCTAATTCATCAATTCTTTCTTCTTGTTCTTGTAACCAATTATTCTTTCTTTCTCTTTCTTCTATAATTTGTTGCACCTTTGAATCGGTTTCTTTTTTTATTTCATCAATTTCCTTATGCATCAAACGAAATTCGCTAAATATACCACCCGCAGCAAATGCTACTGTGAGAATACCTACAATGATACTCCAATTATTAGATATAAAACTAGATTGCTTTTCTGATAGGGGCATTATTGAAGATAGGTTAGTTTGTACTTTGTAGAATAAAGTAACGAAACTACCGTATCAATATCATTCTGAATCCAACTATCTTGTAGTTTTTCATCCTGACGTAACTTTGCAACAATTTTGCATAGTTTATCAAAATATGAAATGATATTTTTTATATCACAATTTGTATCCAACCCACTTATAGGTTGTAATTTAATCAATCCTTCTTTACCTTGATAAACCTCTACTAACCCATCAACCATACCACCAATTGTATCATAGTAGTGACCTAATGCCAAATGTGCAGATAATGCACCTACACCCTTCACACCTAAATGAAATGTGTGTGCCTGTGTTCTACTATGTAATAAAAGTGATGCTAATTGTTCCATAATTATTTTTTGTGAGATTTATATCCTTGTCCTTTCATCCAATGTGCCAATGCCCATGGGTTATCTACTTCTGGCTCATCTTTCATTGCCTTTACAGTTTTTTCCCACCCTTCAGGTGCTTTTTCCTGTAATCCCAATCTTTGATGCATTTGCTCTTCAGTTATTTCTGCTATTTCAAAGTATCTACCCAATACATGTCCCATATCTTCGTAAAGAGCTTCCAATCTCTGTTCTTGTGCTTTTGCTTCTACTGATTCTTTTTCAAATGAAGATTGTAACTTTTTAAGTTCATTCATATTTCTCTTAATAGTTACTCTATCAAACCAATCACCGCCTTCTCTTAAAGTGTATTCTTGTGCGGCATCTGCAATTGCTCCCAAAGTTTCTGCAATCTGTCTAATATCAGATTTTCTTTGCATACTTTCTCTATGCTGACCATACGTTGAAATTATTTCTAAAAAGTGTTTTTTAACTTCCGATGGTAATTGTTGAAACTCTTCAGTTTCTCTTAATATATGTTTTAATTTTATCATTAGTATACCGAATTTATTTGTTTATAAATATCGTTTCCGTACTTATTTCTTACCATCTTCATAAGTTCATCCAATATTTGTCCTCTTAATTTTGAAAGTTCTGCTGGCATACTACCCATTTCAAGATGAATATCCATAATTGAATTTAAAATATTTTCAAACTTTTTTTGTTTTAAAAACTTTGCCAATTCAATTACTGCATCGGTATGTGCATTTCTATCGGTATGTTTTTCTATTTTTTTAACCAACGATGAAATATCCATATCAGAAGCTTCATTTAATCTACTTACTACTTTATTTTTTTTCAATTTTTGAACTGCTTGCGATAATTCAGCCGGGCTTAATCCCAATGCATCAATAATCTTTGCTATCACAAATTGTTCTTTTTTTCTAGATAAATTATATCCTCTAATTACTCTTATGGCTCTATCCAAAAACCGTTCCATTTGGGCCGGTAATGGAGCATCCATATCATCCAATGCTTCTTTTTGGATTTGTCTACCAGGTATAAAATTTACTAACTTTGCCATTTATATTAATTTAATTCAATTATAATTTCTCTCATAAGGTCTTGTGCTCTACACCATTTTCCACATTCTTCTGCTATTTTTGCCCACTGCTTACTCTCCTGTAATGGTGCCATAAATGCTCCATGTGTTGATGGGTTTGAAACAAAATCCCACCCTACCAATTCAAAATCTTCTTG